GGCCTTGCTTCGCCGAAAGTACCTAAAGAACAACTACAAGCCGAAGAGGTAGATTGGGCTGGATTTATTCCAATTCAAGAGGCTATTGATAAATTATCCCGTTCTCAACAGATAATTGCTCAACGTTTGATTGAAACTATCGAATAGAGTTTGGTATAATATCTTAACAAAAACAAAGATATTTATGTCAAACGAAACTGTAACTCAAGACGAGCAAATTTTAGAACAAGTTGATCAAATTACTGATGCAACTCCAGAGGTAGAAGAGCCTCAACAAGAATTATCTGAAATCGAAAAACTTAAAGCACAAAGACGTGGTCATTTTGATGTTCCATCAATGACTCAAGATGATCTTAAGTGGTTGAGAAATTTCCTAAAGAATAGTGTTGAATTTACTGGACCTAACGAAGCTTTCGTTATTCTACAAAATCACAACATGTTATTGGGAGAAATTGAAAATCATAAAGGCGAAGGTAAAAACTCTGAGGTTAGCCCAGTTAGATTGCCGGCTGCTTGTATTGAATCTTGCTTATATTTCCTAAACCGCGCAAAATTCACAGGCTTGCACAATGCACAGGCCCTATTTAAAGTTTCTTTTCAATTAAATAATGCATACGCTAAAGTTCATGAGTTAGACAAAGCCATTAAGACTTTGGAAACTCCAGCTGAGGCTCCGCAAACTGAAGAAACTCCCGCCTAATTAATTGGCGTCTTTTATATAGCTAAAGGAGACCTTTTTGGTCTCCTTTTTTGTATAATATGTATATGAACAATCTTAAATCAATCCAGGACTTTATTGAGGCAATGAATGTAACTTCATCGACCAATGATAAAAAAGCAGTCCTTCAGCAATTTAGTAGCCCATACCTTAAAAAGATTTTAGAGTACACTTATTCTCCATTTAAGCAGTATTATGTTACGCCAGCTAATCTAAAAAAACATTCAGAATTATTAACCCAGGGATATATTGATATATTCTCTCTTCTAGATGACCTGAATGACAGGCGTATCACTGGCAACACTGCAATCGCCTATGTGAATGGATTTATAGCAGAAAATTTGGAGTTCTCAGAAGTGATCTATAGTATCTTAGATCGCAACTTGAAAACTCGTGCAACAACAACCCTAATTAATTCAGTATTACCTGAAACTATTCCAACATTTGACGTTGCACTAGCTCTACCATATGATGATAAGACCAAAAAGAAGGTCAAATTAGAAGAGCATTGGTATATGAGCCGCAAACTAGACGGGGTTCGATGTATTACTATAATTGATGATAAGGGCGAGGTTAAATTCTTTTCAAGGGGCGGCAATGAGTTCTTAACTCTAGATACACTAAAGGCCGATATTAAAAAACTAAACTTAATTGATACTGTTCTTGATGGTGAAGTTTGTATGATGAACGAATCCGGTCAAGAAGACTTTCAAGGAATTATTAAAGAAATTGGTAGAAAAAACCATACAATTAAAAATCCAAAATATTTAGTATTTGACTGCTTAACGCTAGAAGAATTTAATAGCCAAACCTCGTCAACTGACCGAAAATTTAGGGACCGTATTACAATTGCAGCTCTACTATTTGGAGGAATTGACTTAAAAAATACTACTATCCTAAAACAAACCTTAATTGAATCTGAAGAGCAGCTTCAAACTGAAATTACTAATTCAACTGTTCAGGGTTGGGAGGGTCTAATGTTAAGAAAAGATACTCCATATATTGGAAAACGTAGTGATGAAATCCTTAAAGTCAAGAAATTTTGGGATGCAGAATATATTGTAGAAGGGGTTGAAAACTCAACTCACCGAGTTATTGAAGATGGCCGAGAGGTTGAAGAAGAAATGCTTGGAAATATTTTTATTACGCATAAAGGAAATCAGGTTAGAGTTGGTTCAGGTTTTTCAATTGAGCAGCGTCGTCAATTTTATAAAAACCCCGATCAAATTTTAGGTAAAACAATCACTGTTCAATACTTTGAAGAAACAACTGACCAACACGGCCAGCACTCTTTAAGATTTCCAGTTATTAAAGCAATTTACGAAAAAACAAGAACGATATAATGCCAAGAATTATTTTAGTAGGACCTGGTGCATCAGGTAAAGATTTTATGAGAAAGCGCCTTGAAGAAAGAGGCATGACTTACGCAGTAAGTTATACAACACGTCCGCCAAGACCAGGAGAAAAAGATGGAAAGGATTATTTCTTTCTTAGTCAAGCTGAGTGTCAATCAATGAAGGATGAAGATGAATTTTATGAAGTAATTGATTTTAATGGATGGTCATATGGCACTACTCTTAAACAATTTTATAGAGATGATGTTTTTATTATGACCCCAAGCGGGCTGTCGCATCTTTCTGAAGAAGATCGTGCAAAATCATTTGTAATATTCTTTGATATTGAAGAAGAAATTAGAAAAACTCGACTTGAAGAAAGAGTTATGCCAGGCCACACAGTTGATGCACGACTTCAAGCAGATAGAGAGTTATTTGCTGGATTTTCAAATTACGATTTAAAAATAACAAACCCAAACTTTTAATATGTCAACCTTTAACGGAACCCTAATTAATGTAGATGATACTCAATTTGTATCAGCAAAATTCAAAAAAAGAGAATTTGTAGTCGGGACTAACGATAAGTACCCACAGTATGTAACATTTGTTGCAATCCAAGAAAAATGCGAAATGCTAGATTTTGCAAAACCGGGAGATCAAATTCAAGTTGGCTATAAATTAGCCGGTCGTAAATGGGAAAGTCCTAGCGGCCAAATCAAATATTTCAATACCATTGAAGCAACTCAAATTCATATTGCAAAATCTAATAATATTTTAGATGAGCAAGATATGACCGATGATGAAATTATGAATGACTTATTTGGAGATGCGCCAAGTACACCTAAAAAGTCTACTTCTATTCAGGATGATGATTTGCCATGGGATATCTTAGATTAGTATAATATTATAAACTATAAGAAATGAAATACATATCAATTGATTTAGAAACAACTGGGTTAGATCCGCAAACATGTCAGATCTTACAGATTGGTGCAATAATTGAAGACACAAATGACGTTAAGCCAATTTCAGAGTTGCCTACATTTAATTGTGTAATCGAACACCCTCACTATACAGGTTCAGCTTATGCTATTAATATGAACATGAATCTTATTGAGATTATTGCTGGAATGGAAAAAATTCCAAGAGAAGATCGTGGAGATTATCGTAAAAAACACAATATCTTAACTCCTCAAATGGTTGCAACTGCATTTGCGAGTTGGGCAGCATTTCATGGCTGTGAAGTAGATGGAGACCGAGTAATTATTAATGCAGCTGGAAAAAACTTTGCAGCATTTGATAAAGTTTGGTTAGAGACCTTAATTCCAACGTGGAATACTAAAATTAAAATCAGAAATCGCATTATTGATCCAGCTGTGTTAGTTACAGATTGGAAAAATGATCAGTCTCTTCCAGGTCTTGGAAAATGCAAAGAACGTATTGGTCTTGAAAATCATGTTACACACGATGGACTAGACGATGCAATCGATGTGGTTGAGGTAATTCGTAAAGCTACAAATAATTATCAGAATGCGAGTTATTGATTATAAAGCTGCACTAGAAAGCATGTATATTGATATGATGGAAGAAATGTATAAACATCTTGCATCCAACAATTTTACCTGGCCAGATGATATTCCATTTGATGAAAAGGAAAAAGAAGACCTCTTAAAAGAAATGATAGTTTATTTTGAAGGGCAAGAAGAATTTGAAAAGTGTGAAGAGCTCACAAAAATGAAAACTATTTAGTATATTAGATCTATGATAAATGAAACAACTCGTCTTGGATATTGCTGTATTAACCTATCACTAGATAGAAAAGTTACTGCAAATCGTGGTATGATTAAGAAAACCTTTCAACAAAAGGGTATTCAATACTGTGGCGAGTTGGCTCATCAAAATATCAAGGATATTCTTACTATCTTAAAATGGAATGTTGCAAATGACATTTATGTTTATCGTATGTCTAGCGATGTTTTTCCATGGATGTCAGAATATGAAATTACCCAATTGCCAAATTTTCAGGAAATTCTACCTGACATGCAGGCAATTGGAGAATTTGTACTTGCAAATAATATTAGATTATCAATGCACCCTGGCCAGTTTGACGTTTTACCTTCGCCAACTCCAAGTGTTGTTACAAAAACTATCAAAGATTTAAATCAGCATTCAGAAATTATGGATCTAATGGGTTTACCAACAGATCACAGATTTCCAGTTAATATTCATGTAGGTGGAACCTATGGTGATAAAGAAGCAGCGGCTGATAGATTTTGTCAAAATTTTAAACTACTTAGCCAGTCTGCACAAAACCGATTGGTTGTAGAAAACGATGATAAGGCTACCCAATATTCAGTTCAAGATCTTTATGATTTAATTACTGCAAGGATTGGAACGCCTATCACATTTGATTTCCACCACCACCGATTTAATACAAGCGGATTAACTGAAGAAGCTGCTCTAAATCTTGCAGCTTCAACGTGGCCGTGCACTCCACTAACACACTATTCAAGTTCAAAGAAAACCTTTGAGGATTCGTCAGTTATTGCTAGATCTCACGCAGATTATATTTATGAACAAATCAATCCATATGGCTTAACTTTAGATATTGAAGTTGAGGCAAAGGCCAAAGATTTAGCTGTTCTAAAATATCGAGAACAGTATAATACTCTATTAGAAAATTATATCCCATTTGAACATGAGCGATTGCAAGAATTGTAAATCAACAGAAGTTAAGACTCAAATTAAAGGAATCTTTGACGAATTATTTGTTGGAGATGAACTTCGCAATGAGCGTCTTTCTATTTGTTATGGGTGCGATAAATTTCTAGGGGCAAGCGGTCAGTGCGGAGAGTGCGGTTGCTATATCTTTGCAAAGACTGCAACTAAAGGAGAATCTTGCCCTCTACCTGAACCCAAATGGTAGTTAATAAATAATTAAGATTTAACAATCCTCAGTATACTCAAGCAATTAATTTTTTCAGCTGAGAAAATTCCTAACACCATGGATAGTGACAGTATTTGCCAAATTAAAACAAAAGAAGAGAAAGATCATGGGGACTTGGATCCTGATCCTGGCGACTTTCTTCAACCCTCTTGGTTTCGATGCCCTATTTGCTCTAATTATGAAATGGACCGGTTCCTATTGGATTACGGACGCTATTTTCTATTGCCTATCGGCATTCTTTTTTGGACTTTATTTTTTATTTTTTAGAGAAAAATCTAAGACTTCTTAGTATATTATCAGTATAAAACTAATAATATGAACGTCGAACTACAATCTGTAACGTCATCAACAATTGATGCATTTGGTTATGATCCTACCATAAATGAACTATATGTTCAATTTAAAAGCGGCTCAGTCTATACCTACCAAGGAGTTTCCGAATCAGTTTATGCTGAACTATGCGAGGCCGAATCCTTTGGTAAATTCTTAAATGCCAATATTAAAGGCACATATTCTTACCTTAAATCATAAGCATGGGATTCAACAAATATTTTATTCCAGACCCAGCCGATTTTATTGAACGTCTTGAGAAGTTTACTGGTCCAAGAGAATTTGTAGCGATTAAGAAAATTGATGCAGTAATGGGCGATAGCCTATCAGTTGATATGCTAGATAAAATGTATGAAATGGTTAGAGCTGGTCATACAAATGACGAAGTTTTAACAGAACTTAAATCAATGTTAAAGTAGAAGAACCTATAAATTAAAAGCTATGTATTATTTAGTAAGAATCAAATTTGAGACCGAAACCGAAAGTGGTAAACGTAAATTCATTAAAGAATTGTATGTCGTAAGTGCTAACTCTGTATCTGATGCAGAAGCTAAAATCCGAGCTAGATTTGGAGATGGAATTTCAGCAATGACTGTTGAGTCTGTTCAAGAATCCAAAATCCTTGGAATTATCGAATAATCTTGCATGCCATGTAAAAAAGAAAGGGACCGCTGAAAAGCTGTCCCTTTTTTAATTTAATAAGGTTTAAATTATTTCATGATATAAAGATACCCTAAGCTACCTATTAGAACTCCACTAATAATTTTAGTGAAGGTTAATTTAGTTTTAAGTTTCTTATTTTGCTTTTGAAGATCTTTAACCCATAAACCCTGAGTTTCAAATTTCAATTGCTCGTTTTTAATACGATCTTCGTACATAACACCCTTTTGAACATGACCCGAAATGATACTATCTTTTAATACTATTTTTTGATTAAGTAAAACTAGTTGTTCATTTGCAAGTTTAAGTTCAGCCTTTGCACTATCACCACCAATTAAGTCCTTAACAATCTGCTTTGCAACAGGTGCTGGAATTTTAACAGTGTCTTGCGGTGCAGTTTGAGCAAACGCAAAAACTGGAAATAGTGCAATTATAAAAAGTAATTTCTTCATATTAATAATTGTATCTAGCTTTAAAGAAGGAATCAATTTGAGTTGGTGTATAACTAGAAGC